ATACCAACTTATTTAAAAAAGAAAGGTTTATTTTTTAATACAACACAAGGAAATAGTATTGGTAAAAGTTTGTATGAAGATATACAATACTGGTCGCAGTTACAAAAAAAAATTGCTCTTCCTGACATACAAATACAGAGAATTAAAGAAAGAATAAAAGGACCAATGAATCTATCATTGAAGTGGTATGATGCATTTAACAATGTATCCGATAGTCAAATAAATTACATGAGATTATTACTACTAAACAATGAAGATCCAACGAAAGACGCAAGAATAAAAGTATCAACAATACATGGGGCCAAAGGTGGTGAAGCAACTAATGTTGTTTTGTTTTTAAACCACACAGCAAACACATTGAAAGGAGCAAAAAAATCTGTGTACAAACAAGATGAAGAGTATCGTGTTTGGTATGTAGGTATCACAAGAACTATGCAAAATTTATATTTAATAAAATGTCAAAACAAATCTAAGGAGTTTAAAATATGAGTAAGGCTTACGACAAACAAATTGGGGGATCCCACTATCAAAAATATAAAATACAGCCGAGCAAGTTTGTAGTTGAGAACGAATTGCTATATCCTGAAGGTTGTGCTATAAAGTACATAGTGAGACATCGCGATAAAGGAAAAAAACAGGATCTAGAAAAAGCAATACATTTTATAGAAATGATAATTGAAAGAGATTACAAATGATATTTAAAGCACAGACAGAGTGGGTTAAGCCTACTGAATTTCCAGACTTAAGATTTTGTGATGAGATTGCAATTGACTTAGAAACACATGATCCAGATTTAAAAAGTATGGGGTCAGGTTCTGTAGTTGGTAAAGGTAAAGTTGTAGGCATAGCGGTAGCAACAGATGGCTACGCAGGATATTTTCCTTTTGATCATGAGGGTGGTGGTAACTTAGAAAAAAGTAAAGTAATTCAATGGTTTACAGACCTTTGTGCATCTGAGTCTACAAAAATATTTCACAATGCAATGTATGATATCTCATGGATCAAAGCTATGGGTATAAAAGTCAATGGTAGAATTGTTGACACTATGATTGCAGCATCTCTAGTTAATGAAAATAGATTTAGATTTGATCTTGGATCATTAGGTTGGGATTATTGTGGTCATGGTAAAAACGAAACAGAATTAAATAATGCTGCAAAAGAATGGGGACTAGATCCTAAAGCAGACATGTGGAAAATGCCAGCGATGTATGTTGGTAATTATGCAGAACGTGATGCAGAGTTAACTTTAGCTTTGTGGAAAGTTATGAAAAAAGAAATTGTAGATCAAGACATTCAATCTATTTTTGATTTGGAAACAGATCTTTTTCCTTGTTTGGTTGATATGCGATTTCTTGGGGTGAGAGTGGACGTTCAAAAAGCTCATACACTGAAGCAACAGTTAGCGAAACAAGAAGAAACGTTACTCCAAAAAGTAAAAAAAGAAACAGGAATAGAAACTCAGATATGGGCAGCAAGATCGATTGCCAAAGTTTTCGATAAACTAAATTTGGAATACGAACGAACAGCAAAAACACAAGCGCCTTCATTTACTAAAAATTTTCTTTCTACTCATAATCATCCTTTGGTGCAATGTATAGCAAAAGCTAGAGAGATTAACAAGGCACATACTACATTTATAGATACAATTATTAAACACGAACATAAGGGTAGGATTCATGCGGATATAAATCAAATTAGATCAGATACTGGTGGGACAGTGACTGGTAGATTTAGTTATTCTAATCCAAACCTACAACAAATTCCTGCACGCAACAAAGATTTAGGACCGATGATTAGATCCCTCTTTATTCCTGAGTCTGGTTGCGAGTGGGGGTGTTTTGACTACAGTCAACAAGAACCAAGATTAGTAGTTCACTATGCATCCCTAGATCAAGATACAAGTGTCTTTGGTGTCAAAGATTCATACCTACAAGATGATGCTGACTTTCATACAATCGTTGCAAAGATGGCTGACATACCGAGAAGCCAAGCTAAAGTAATTAACCTTGGTTTATTTTATGGTATGGGTAAAGCAAAATTACAAGCAGAACTTGGTGTATCAAAAGAAAAAGCAGAAGAATTGTTTTCTATTTACCATGAAAGAGTTCCGTTTGTAAAAAGTTTAACAAGGTCTGTATCTAACAGAGCACAGCAACGTGGACAGATAAGAACTTTACTTGGAAGATTATGTAGGTTTCATTTATGGGAACCTAATCAATTCGGTATACACAAAGCTCTACCATTTGACCAAGCCCGCCAGGAATATGGAGCAGGCATCAAGCGTGCTTATACTTACAAAGCTTTAAATAAATTAATTCAAGGATCAGCTGCAGATATGACTAAAAAATCTATGCTAGAACTATATAAAGAAGGTATTGTAGCGCATATACAGGTGCATGATGAGTTGGATATTTCTGTAGAAGATGATAAAAAGGCTAAACGTATAAAAGAAATTATGGAATCCGCAGTTGACTTAGAAATACCTAATAAGGTAGATTATGAAAAAGGTGTAAACTGGGGAGAAATAAAATGAGGAATAATTATGGCTTATCTAAATGCAAACATACCACCCGAGTACGCACAAATAAGAAGAGAATATTTATATGACGGCAAAAAACATCATGGAGAAGTTGAAGACTGTATTATCTTTGGCATTACCTGTATGTCAGGACGCGCTATCTTATGGCATGCGATTATGGAAAACGGTGCAATCTTTTATCGTCTCCCAATCACGGCTTTTATTCAACGTGGTTTTGAACCACAAACTGTTCCCATTAAAAGACTTGATGAATTGGAACTTTGGAATAGCTTTAGTTATTACCCTGCTGTTACTTTATATGATATCTTAAGTGGTCAACATGGTAAGTACATAGGCAAAGATAAAAAATGGCACCATGGTAATTACCTATTTACCATTGACTTTGCACATCCAGATAGTAATATACTCGATACGGAACATTCCGAAATACCGCACGAACATAAGTGCGCTCACATAATTGCGTTACATGACGGCAACTATGCGGCACAGCCAAACAATAGAATAATTTGGGACCTACCTTCATTTACAGTTAAGGACAATATTCCTGACTGGAAAGTACAAACCAATGAATGGAGTGTAGAAGACTCAGGAAAATGGATAACGGAAGATACTGATAAGTTCTTCTATGAAATTGAGGAGAAAAAAAAATGATTAAAAAATGGATTATAAGACCAATAAAAAAAATTTGGAACTGGTTAATAAGCTGGATTAACTAATATGTCAGAGTGTAAAAAATGTCACCATAACTGTCATTGCAATGAAGGACTGCATGCTGATGAATATGGAACTTGCACTTGTGAAAAGTGTGAGTGTAGTATTGTAAAAGATGTTGACAAGACTTGGGAAAACGAGGTTCAATACGATAAATGATAGAGGTAAGCAGGATGAACTATTATTTTACAGGTGTATTAATAATACTAATGACTTTGTTAGCATTTTGTGTAAAACCAGCGTATCCAGCAGAAACACAAACAAACGTTAGTGGGTCCAACACAAGTATTGAAGGTGGTTATACGGGTGGAGCAACAACATATCAATCTGGATCATCTTCTAACACAACAACTAATTCAACATCTAATTCTAACATAAGATCAGCACCACCAACATCATCAGCACCATCATACAATTCTATGACACAAGATGTATGTGCAGTAGGTGGATCATTAGGTGTTCAAACATTTGGACTTGGTATTAGTGGAGGCAAACATTTTATTGATAAAAATTGTGAACGATTAAAATTAGCAAGAATACTAAATGATTTTGGAATGCGTGTAGCAGCCGTAGCTATACTTTGCCAGGATGAACGTGTGTTTGAATCTATGATATCAGCTGGCACTGTTTGCCCAATCGATGGCAAAATTGGAGCTGAAGCTATGGCATTGTGGTCTAAATATGGACACGAAAGACCAGACTATAAAACATATATTAAACGTATTAAAGATAGAGAAAAAGCTGATAAAAGAGCAGAAAAATTAAGATTAAAAGAAGAAGCTAAGATGACAAAAGAATTTCAAGAAATAGATAAACAAATTTTACCAAAAGAAAAACCGAATGTTAGATAAATTTTGTTATAAATTTTTTAGTGGTATTGATAATATTTGTGAATGGATAGCTAATAAATTATCTGGACCAAGGTGTAAATGTAAGAAGAAGAAAAAGAATGCCTAGGCCTGTAAGAAAATGGTTAGTGCGTTTAAGAATGTGGTACGCAGATATAAGAGGGCATCACGGTAAACGATGGGACTATGAACCTGGAGATCATTATATGGGTAGAAAGAAAAAATGAACAGAAAAACTAACACAGCATTAATAGCTTTGTTAGGCACAGTGCTTATGAGTTTAAGCACTTGGGCATTAATGGAAATTATTGAATTAAGAACAATCGTGTCTATGATGCAGCAAGAACTGATGTCATTAGATAAGGTTTTTGGACGTATATATGCACACATGGATAGATTGGCAAACAGATGAAATGGTTAGTAATATTACTATTACTTACAACTAGTTTATTTGCAGAAGACGATACTGCAACATCAACAAACATATTACCAAATGCAGGCACAACATCATCT